TGGTTCTACCCTTTCATGGGGTAATGTTGCTGGTGCTTTGAATTACCAAGGAACATGGAATGCGTCTACAAACACTCCTACTCTCACTTCTAGTGTTGGAACAAGCGGCTATTATTATGTTGTTGACACTGCTGGTTCTACAAACCTAAACGGCATCACTGACTGGAAAGCAGGGGACTGGTTGATTTTCAACGGGTCTGTTTGGCAGAAGATTGACCAAAGTTGGGCGATTGCTGGTGCAAACGACAACATCACATCAATGACTGGCATCACAGGTGGTATCTCATCACCTGATTTCATCCAGTTTGACACTGCCGCAACTGTTACGAATGCAACTGGTAAGTTGTATTACAACGCTGAAGATCAATTCCAAACATTGTCATTCCATATGAATGGCAATCAGGTTCAGCACATTGGTGAAGAACTGTATTACCGAGTCAAGTTATCTTCTGCGGCTACCAAAGGCCAAGTGTTGATGTTCACTGGTACTCTTGGTGCTAGTGGTGGATTGAGAGCCGCACCAGCTACAGGTTTGCAACCAGAACAAGCACACTACATTCTTGGTGTTGCCGCTGAAACTGGCTCTACAAACGATTGGGTTTTTGTCACGACTTTTGGTGAAGTTAAGTCAATCAACACAACTGGTGGAGCAGAGAGTTGGGCGCAAGGTGATGTTCTTTACTACAACCCATCTGTCACAGGTGGTTTGACCAAGACCAAGCCAGCAGTGCCTAATGCTATTTGCATTGTGGCGGCTGTTGTTCATGTTGGCTCCTCAAATGGCGTATTGTTTGTTCGTCCTTCATTTGGTTCTGTATTGGGTGGAACAGATGGAAATGTCAACTTCACATCGTTAGCATCTGGCAACACCTTGATTTACGATGCTGTGGCTGGTGTTTGGGAAAATGCTTTTCTAACTGATGGCACAGGTATCAGCATTACTGAGGGTGCTGGAACTATTACCATTACCAATTCTGCCCCTGACCAGACTGTTTCTTTGACTGGTGCGGGTACAACGTCTATCAGTGGTACATATCCCAACTTCACAATCACCTCAAATGATGCTTTTACAGGGACTGTGACTTCTGTCACTGGTACTTCTCCTGTTGCGTCTTCTGGTGGTACTACTCCAGCCATTTCATTGTCTGCAAGCTATGGCGACACTCAGAACCCTTATGCTTCTAAGACTGCAAACTATGTCTTAGCCGCACCTAATGGTTCTGCTGGAGTGCCTACATTCAGGGCGATTGTTGCGGCTGACATTCCTACGTTGAACCAGAACACAACAGGGACTGCCGCATCTACACCCAAGTTGCTGACCACAAACTTTACAATTGAAGAATCTGGCGGTAAATTGCTGTTTAAGTATGGAGCAACGACAATTGCTTCTATGTCTTCAACTGGAGTCATCACTTCTGCGACAAACATTGTCGCAAATGGAACACCTTAAAGGAAATAAAACATGGCAACTCAAGTAACTCTTAATAACGGCTCAATAGATAGTGCTGGTAGCCTTGCACTGAAGACCAATGGAACAACCACCGCTGTCACGATTGACACAAGCCAAAGAGCGGCTTTTGTAGCTGGTACAGCGGCACTTCCTGCCATCACAACTACAGGCGACACCAACACAGGCATCTTCTTCCCTGCGGCTGACACTATTGCTTTCTCTGAAGGCGGTGTGGAGTCGATGAGGATTGACTCAAGCGGTAATGTGGGGATTGGTACTGCTTCGCCCGGCGCACAATTAGAAGTCAGCCGAAGTTCAACTTCCGGTTACAGTACATTCAGATTATCAAATTCTGGTGCTTCTGGAAAAACTTACGAGATTGGTGTTGGCGGTAATGCGGCGGCGGCTGGTTATGCAAACAATCTGTATTTTTACGATTCCACAGCAAGTGCTATTCGTATGGTGCTTGATACCTCTGGTAATGTGGGGATTGGTACGAGTTCGCCATCAGGAAGACTTGCTGTAGCCGCCACTGGTGGTGCTGGTCTTATTGTTGGGCAAAGCAACGACAATTTTTACGCATCAACAAATCATCGTTTCTATGATTTGAGCTATACAAATGAACGTGCCCGCATCGACTCCAGCGGTAACTTGCTGGTGGGGACTACAGCAAATATATATACCTCAAGATTAAATGTTAAATCAAGTGGCGATAATAATGCGGCTCAATTTTATAGACAAGGAACTACTTCAGCTTCTGCCATTGTTATTTTCAATTCAAATTCTGGTGGAACTGAAACATTGAAATCATATATTGATACTGTATCAGGACTGCTTGTAACAACTTCCGATGAAAGATTGAAAGAAAACATTGTTGGAATTGGTTATGGGTTACAACAAATCAGTGCTCTTAGACCAGTAAGTTTTGAATGGATAAATGGTGATGGAAAAACTAACTTGGGTTTTATTGCTCAAGAAGTAGAAACAGTAATTCCAGAAGCAGTTACGACATTGGATGAATCAATGTCCAAATCTATAGATAACCAAAAAATGTTGGACAAGGACACACTTATTCCAGTGCTTGTCAAAGCCATACAAGAACAACAAGCCCTCATCACCCAATTACAGGCAGACGTAGCCGCCCTTAAAGGAGCATCAGCATGAGCGTAACTTGGAACATTTCACAGCTTGACCGTCAAACCTCTGATGGATTTGTAACAACTGCCCACTGGCAAGCCACAGCAGTTGATGGTGACTACTCAGCATCCACCTACGCCACCTGCTCATGGTCTGATGGCACTCCTACTGTTGCCTATAACCAGTTGACACAAGAAACCGTGTTGGGATGGATTTGGGCAAATGGTGTGGACAAGGACGCTGTTGAGGCTTCTTTAGCGGCACAGATTGAAGCCAAGAAGAATCCAACAACCGCCACAGGAGTGCCTTGGTGACACCAGAACTCCAACGCTATTACGAGTCCCGCTTTGACATGATGAGCATGGAAGGCTGGAAGGACTTGACTATTGACATTGACAATATGATAGAGTCCTTGAATAATATAAGCGTGATTCCTGATGAAAAGACCTTGATGTTCAGAAAAGGTGAACTTTCCATCTTGACTTGGCTGAAAACCTTGAAAGAGGTCAGCGAACGAGCCTACGAGGAATTGAATGAAAAGAATGTATGAATTTGTCTGTGAAAACGGACACAAAATTGAACGGTATTGCAATTATGAGTTGCAGTCTGTTCAGTGTGAGTGCGGTGGTTCAGCCAGTCGCATCATGAGCGCACCTAGCGTTAAATTGGAAGGGTGGTCAGGTCATTTCCCTACTGCACATATGCAGTTTGACCATAAACACCGTGAAAAGTTAGCGGCAGAGCGCAAAGCCACAACATAAGCATTTATGCCGTTGTGATCTCCTAGAACCCAAAAGTGGCAGGAAAAAGGAAAAAACAATGTTGATTGATAACCCAGACGAGTTGCAAAGTGAATTAGAAGTCGTTGAAAAGCAGAAACTTCATTCCACAGTTGAGCAAGCTAGTGATGACATTCCCGACAAGTATCGGGGCAAAGAACTGTCAGACATTATCAAGATGCACCAAGAGGCTGAAAAGCTGATTGGCAAGCAAGCTCAAGAAGTGGGTGAAGTACGCAAATTAGCGGATGAACTCATTAAGCAGAACCTTGCGGGAAAGTCTCAAGTTGTTAAAGAGGACGAGCCAGAAGTAGATTTTTTCGAGAATCCACAAGCGGCTGTTCGTAAGACTGTTGATAACCATCCTGATGTCCTTGCGGGTCGCCAAGCGGCTCTTGAGTTCAAAAAGATGCAGATTCAGCAAAAGCTGGCGGCTGAACACCCTGATTTCGGTCAGATTGCTCAGGATGCGGACTTTGTGAATTGGGTGAAATCTTCTCCTGTTCGCATTGGTTTGTACGCTAAAGCTGATGGTGAGTATGACTATGACAGTGCTAACGAACTGCTTAGTACCTACAAGCAGTTGAAGGGTGTTAAGGCTAAACAGACTAGCGATGCAGGGGAAGCCCAACGCAAGACTAATCTCAAAGCCGCATCTGTAGATGTAGGTGGTACTGGTGAATCTGGAAAAAGAGTTTACCGAAGGGCTGACCTTATTCGGCTGAAGATGCAAGACCCGAACCGCTACGATGCTTTGAGTGATGAAATCATGCAGGCATACGCAGAGGGACGAGTCAAATAACTTAACTTTTGATTTTATTGGAGATACAACATGGCAACATCATTTTCCCCCACCAATTCAGTGACCACAAGCACTGGCGCAACATTCATCCCAGAGATTTGGTCAGATGAAATCGTAGCGGCTTACAAGAAAAACTTAGTTCTTGCTAACCTTGTTATGAAGATGAACTTCAAGGGCAAGAAAGGTGACGTTGTTCACATTCCTGCACCTACCCGTGGTTCTGCTTCTGCTAAAGCCGCTGAGACAGCAGTCACTTTGATTGCCGCTACTGAGTCTGAAGTTACTGTGTCTATCAACAAGCACTATGAATATAGCCGCTTGATCGAGGACATCGTGGAAGCCCAAGCACTGAACTCTATGCGTCAGTTCTACACTTCTGATGCTGGTTACGCCCTGTCTCGTCAAGTTGATACCGACTTGATTCAGTTGGGTCGTTTGGCTAACGGTGGTTCTTCTGGCGCACGTTACGGTTCTGCCTTCATCGGTGGTGACGGTACAACTACCTTTGACTACACAGCTAACACCAACACTGGTAACGCTTCCGCCCTGACTGATGCCGCTATTCGCCGCACTATTCAGCGTTTGGATGACAACGATACTCCTATGGACAATCGTTTCTTTATCATCCCTCCATCAAGCCGCAACACCCTGATGGGTCTGGCTCGTTACACCGAACAAGCATTTGTCGGTAATGGCGATGCTATCCGCAACGGTGAAATCGGTAACCTGTATGGTATCCCTGTGTTCACTTCCAGCAATGCTGACTCTGCATCTGCAACTTCCACTTTCCCCGCAAGTGGTTCTGCTATTGCTCGTGTCTGCTTGATGGGTCACAAGGACTCCATGGTTCTGGTTGAGCAAGTTGGTGTCCGTTCACAAGTTCAGTACAAACAAGAGTATTTGGCTACTCTGTTCACTTCTGACACTTTGTACGGTGTTGCCGCTTTGCGTGATGCCGCCTCTGTGGGAGCAGCTAAGTCTTCTTCCATGTTCGCTTTGGTTGTTCCTAGCTAATTGCAGTTGCGCCCCCTGCCCTAGTGGTGGGGGGACTTTTTTAACTTAATTAGGAGAAATCAAAATGGCAGCAGCAACAGCAGTAGTTTCCCGCCGTGGAAACGATCAATTTCGTGGCTTGTTTACAGACACTTGGGATGTTTCTTGTACTCTAGATAGCGGCTCAGTTGCTACTACAGCTACAGCTACAGACACAGTAACCGTTGCAGGAGTTGCTTTGGGTGACATGGTTATTGGTATGGCCATTGGTGTTAGTGAAGCTGGTTTGGTTCGCCGAGCCTATGTTTCAGCCGCAAACACTGTGACTATCGTGACATATAACCCAACAGCAGGTTCTGTTGACTTGGATTCAACTACATTGCAACTTATCATTGGTCGTCCTGTAGTTTAATGATGGGGGGGCTAGTCCCCCCCTTTCTTTTTGAGGGGTTTTATGGCTACTTTTCGTTGTCTCCAGTCAGGTAATACCGTGACTTTCACCTTGCAACATGACATTGATTCCATGAAGGGTCATCAGGGTTATGTGAGGGTAGATGAGCCAGAAGTAACCATAGAGTCTCATGATTCTGTGCGTACAGATACCGCCTTTCGTGCGCCTGTCATTCCCACAATTAAACGTATGGGTAGACCCCGAAAGGTTGTAAATGTCTGATATTGATGCCAGAGATTTTGGCAAATTAGAAGCTCAAGTCGAGGCTCTCCAAAAGGAGATGCACTTATTGAGTGCTGATGTCAAATCCCTGTTGGAACTTGCCAACAAGGGTAAAGGTGGTTTTTGGATGGGTATGACTATCGCTTCATTCATGGGCGGTATCGTTACCTTTATTGTTGATCGTATCTGGAAATAAGGAGAACGCTATGCCTATGGTCGGAAAAAAGAAGTTTCCCTACTCTGAAAAAGGCGAGAAAGAAGCCAAAGAGTACGGCAAGAAAAAGGGTGTCCCTGTGACTGTCATGATTGCTGTTGGCAAGCCAAAAATGGGTATGCCCATGCGTGGTGGTCGTACCGCTACCAACATGATGAAGAAATCTTCAAGAGGTAAATAATGTCATCTTTAACCACTCCTGTCACCTTGTTGAGTGCTGTTGTCGCAACAGGTGCTTCTAAAGCAGTTCAAGTTGATTCTGGTCAACCAGCGTTTTTGCAAGTTAGTGGCATTACTTCTGCCACTGTTGCTTTGCAAGGTAGCCTTGACGGTACAAATTGGTCAACCATTGGAACTGCTTTAACTGCTGATGGACTCGTTACAGTTGCCAATGCTCCCAAGTATTTGAGAGCAAACTGCACAGTTTATGTAACTGGCACGATTACCGCCAAAATCATGTACTAAGGGATAACCCTATGAAGATGACTAAATCTCAGAAAAAGGTCAAGAAGGTCATGGGGGAGTACAAGGAAGGCACTTTGCACTCTGGTAAGAATGGCAAGGTTGTCAAGTCTAAAGACCAAGCAATTGCAATTGCGTTATCAGTTGCGGGAAAGGCTAAAAAGAAATGAAACAAGGACTTTATAGCAACCTTCAAGCTAAAAGAGCCAGAATCAAAGCTGGTTCTGGTGAGAAGATGAACAAGGTAGGTTCTAAAGCCGCACCTACAGCCGCCGACTTCAAACAGGCGGCTAAGACTGCAAAGAAGCCAAAAAAGGCTGTGTAAGTTTGTGTAAGTTTAACTGGAGATAGATATGAAAATGTTGAAAAAATTGGTTCGTGGTGGCGCAATTGCCTCAAGTAAGAAAATGGCTCCTGCTATGGGGGGTGCTGTGGCTGCTGCTCCAAAAAAGATGACTCCTGCCCTTGGTGGTGCTGTTGCTGCTTCTAAGCAAATTCAACCAGCTTTAGGCGGTGCTGTTGCACAAGCTCCTAGTAAAGCACCTCTGAGCAACCTTCGGTCTTCAGTAAAGTCAATGGCTGCTAATGTCAAAACTGCTGTTGCAAAAAAACCAGCATTGCAAAAAGCGGTCGCATCACAAGCCAATAAACCTGTCGGCAGATTGGTTGGTGGATTGTCAAGTAAATTCCTAAAACGCCGTTAATTATGAAATCTCCCACTTGGCAAACAAAAGCTGGTCAAAATCCTCGTGGCGGCTTGAATGCCAAGGGGAGAGCCTCTTATAATGCAGAAACTGGTGGTAATCTCAAAGCACCAGTAAAGTCGGGGGATAACCCCCGCAGAGCAAGTTTCTTGGCTCGTATGAGTGGCAATGATGGCGCTGAATACGACAAGAAAGGTGAACCAACAAGACTGCTTCTTTCGCTAAAGGCTTGGGGTGCTAACTCCAAAGCTGACGCAAAGGCAAAAGCTCAAGCTATATCCGCAAGGAACAAAGCAAAGGCTAAAAGCAGATGACATACCTAGAACTTGTAAACGATGTCTTAATTCGGTTGCGTGAACCAACTGTAGCAACCGTTACTGCAACAAGCTATTCCACTTTGATTGGCAAGTTTGTCAATGATGCAAAGCGTCAGATTGAAGATGCTTTTTCGTGGAATATCTTGGGTACAACAATTACCATCACCACATCGGCTGGTACTTACTCCTATGCCTTGACTGGTTCTGGTCAGAAGTTTCAAGTTATTGATGTTCTGAACACAACTAGCAATATTGGTATGAAGAACATTGACTTTGCGTCAATGAACCGCAAACAGAATTTCTCTACGCCTGTCAGTGGCATCCCTTCAGAATATGCATTTGATGGCGTTAATGGAAGCTACGACACTAAGGTAAATATTTACCCTCGTCCTGATGGCGTGTATACCATCCCATTTAGCTTGTCAGTGCCACAGGCCACATTGACGTTAGACCAGACTGTAGTGCTTGTTCCTGATGTTTTGGTTGTCCAGAATGCTTATTCTCGTGCTTTGGTTGAACGTGGCGAAGACGGTGGTTTGACTTCCTCTGAAGCATTCTTGTTGTACAAGTCTATGTTGTCTGATTACATTGCTTTGGAAGGCACTCGTTACCCTGAAAATCAGGAGTTTGTGGCTATATGAGCAAGCCATTGATGATCTATGGCATCTCAGCCCCCGGCTTTTTCGGGCTGAATACCCAAGACTCGCCTTTAGATTTGGTGTCTGGGTTTGCGTCTATTGCCACTAATTGCGTTATTGACCAGTATGGTCGTGTTGGCTCACGCAAGGGTTGGTCAAGGGTTAACTCGTCTTCAGGCAATCTTGGCGCAAACAACATTGGTGTTATCCATGAATTAGTCCAAGTTGACGGTACTTTGACTACCCTTTTTGCTGGCAACAATAAGCTATTCAAGTTGGATGGAACCAATGCTGTTGTTGAGTTGACCTATGGGGGAGGGGGTACTGCTCCTACCATCACAGCTAGTAACTGGCAGTGTGCATCCTTGAATGGCATCACTTACTTCTTCCAGCTTGGTCATACTCCACTGATTTATGACCCCGCTGTAAGTACATCTACATACCGTAGAGTGTCAGAAAAATCTGGCTATGCTGGTACTGTTCCGCTTGGAAACATTGTTGTTTCTGCCTTTGGTCGCTTGTGGGTTGCTGAGACATCTACTGACAACGTGACTATCACCTTCTCTGACTTGTTGGCTGGTCATGTGTGGACTGGTGGCACTTCAGGCACGTTAGATGTATCTAGGGTTTGGCCTAATGGCGCAGATCAGATCATGGGCTTGGCTGCTCATAACAATTACTTCTTTATCTTTGGCAAGCGTCAAATCTTGGTTTATGAAGGTGCTACAACGCCTTCGACTATGGCTTTGGCTGACACCATCGCAGAGATTGGTTGCTTGTCTAGAGACTCTATTGCCACTACTGGCACTGACATCATCTTCTTGTCAAACAGTGGTGTGCGTAGTCTGTTGCGTACTATTCAAGAGAAGTCTGCACCTTTGCGAGACTTGTCAAAGAATGTGCGTAATGACTTGATGACCAATGTTAGTTCTGAAGTCTTGGCAAACATCAAGGCTGTTTACTCAGAATCTAACGGTTTCTACTTGTTGAACTTGCCTGTTACTAAGATGACCTATGTATTTGATACAAAGGCACAGTTACAAGATGGTTCAGCAAGAGTAACAACTTGGGACACTATTGAACCTACTTCTCTGTACTCCAGACGGAATGGTGACTTGCTGATTGGCAAGAATGGTTATGTTGGCAAGTATGGTACTTATCTAGACCATGCTACGACATACCGTATGCAGTACTTCACCAACTACGCAAACCTTAACGAGTCAGAGGTTACATCTGTTCTCAAGAGGATTTCGGTTGTTGTGATTGGTGGCTCTAATCAAGGCTTCATCATCAAGTGGGGTTACGACTTCTCTGGTCAATATTATTCGGCAACACTTAACATTCCTGTGACTACTGTTGCTGAGTATGGAAGGGCTGAGTATGGCGACAATGGTGTTCCTGTTGCTTATTATTCTTCTGGTATTCAATTGAGTACGTTGACTGCACCAGCATCAGGGTTTGGTAATGTTGTGCAGACTGGATATGAAGTGCAGATCAATGGTTCGCCAATCAGCATTCAAAAGATTGAGATTCAAGCCAAAGATGGCAAAACGGTTTAAGGAGATACAGTGAGTAATTACACAAAAACCACGAATTTCGCCGCTAAAGATGCTTTGGCTTCTGGCAATGCGGGTAAGGTTGTCAAGGGTTCTGAGATTGACACTGAATTTACAAACATTCAGACTGCCATTGCAACCAAGGCTGATGGCACTTTTACGAACTTCTCGTTTGTAGAGACATCTAACGTCTTGTACATCTACAACTCATCTACTGCTGTTGCAAAGATTGATGCTAGTGGTAATTTCACTGTGTTGGGCAACGTGGTTGCTAACGGCACTATTTAAGGAGAAGAACAATGGCAACAGCACAACAAGTCGCAGAAACAAAACAAATGGTTCGACAAGCCATGCAAGAGGAGGGTGTTAGCCCTCAAACCTTGATTAGCATTGGTCAGTTGGCTGAACGTGTTTTGCAAGATAAGTCTTTGTATCCACAATTATTGCAAGCCATTATTGATAGCGATTTGGCTGAAGCTGAAGATTTGGAAACAGAGATTGACTATGAACTTATTGGTGTTTTTGCCACTCTTGGAAAAATGGCTCAAGAAATGATTGATTCTGGCGAGTTAGGAGCTTGACATGGCAAATTGGAAAAAATTTAAAAAGTTTGTTCAGAAGGTAGCAAAACCTGTTGCGGCTGTTGCGGCAATTGCATTCCCTGCTTTAATCCCTGCCATTGGCGCTTCAATTACTGGTGCGGCTGTTGGTACGGCTACAGCTAGTATTGCTGGTGCAGCGGCTCTAAGTGGTGCGGCTAGTGCTATTTCTGGAGATTCAACGCAAGACATCTTAAAGAATGCGGTCTTAGCAGGTGGTGTGGCTGGAATTTCACAAGCAGTATCTGGTAGTGGGTTGCTTGGAGGCGATTCAGGAATTATCCCTGCTGGTACTTCTGCTGGTGGTAATACTCCAGTTGATTTTAGCCGTCAGCAACTTGCAGAGTTAAGTGGTGAAGTTGCCTCAAAAGGCTTGTTAGGTGGTGTGGTTGATAAAGTAGCTAGTTTTACTGGACTAACTCCAGACACTGTTGGAAAACTTGGTGTTGCTGGTGTTCAGTCATTGCTTAGTAGTGCTGGCGCTAACAAACAGGCAGAGCAAGCTAGACAAGCCGCACAAACTTCTGCTGATGCTCAGATTGAAGCTGCTCGTATTGCCGCTGATGCCGCTAAGTTCCGTCCTGTTGGCGTAACTACTCGTTTTGGTCAATCAGCCTTTACGACTGATGCTGAAGGCAATGTCATTGGTGCTGGTTATGCGGCAAGTCCTGAGATTCGTGGTTACCAAGACCGTTTGTCTACATTGGCTGGTCAAGGCATGACTGACATTGAGGGTGCAAGAGCCGCTTATCAGCCTTTGACTGGTGCGGCACAGAGTCTGTTTAGTTTGGGTAATCAGTATTTGGCTAAGTCTCCTGACCAAGCTGCGGCTGATTACATCTCTAAACAACAGGCATTGATTAGTCCTAGCCGACAAAATCAATTAGCTGAGTTGCAAAACCGACTGTTCCAACAAGGTCGTGGTGGTGCGGCTACTGCTCAAGGCGGTAGCCTGATGGCTACAAGCCCTGAACTTGCGGCTTACTACAACGCTTTGGCTCAACAAGACTTAGTTCTTGCTGCTGAAGCAGATCAAGCGGCTCAACAGCGTCTTCAGTTTGGTGCTGGTTTGTTTGACACTGGTGCTAACTTGCAAGGTCGTTACTACACTGGTCAAACAGCGGCTTATCAACCATTTGCTACCGCTATGGATACAAGTGTTGGTCTTGAGAATCTTGCACAACAACCCCTAGAAATGGGAGTAAATATTGGCGGTAGAACTACTGCTGGTACAGCGGCTGGCGGTAGATTCTTGGGTGAAGGCATTATCAATGCAGCCGCTACTATGGCTCCAGCAAATGCCTACTCTGCATCTGGTAACTTGTTGTCTGGTTTTGCTCAGAATCCAATGGTTGGTAGCGCCTTGAATAATGCGTTTGGTGTTCAGCCACAACAAAAAACATACACAGCAGAAGACATCATAAGAATCTTTGGAACATAAGGGGTAAGACATGGCAACATCAGAAATCTTAGGATTGTTTCAATCTCCTGAACAATATCAAGCAAACCAGTTGGCTCAGTTTCGCCAACGTGCGGCTAATGAAGTTCAGTTAGACCCATTCCAACAAGCCGCTATCGGTATGCGTCAGGCTGGCTACCAGTTGGGTGGTGGTATTGGTGGTGCTTTGGGTGGTACAGACCCACAACTAGACATGATTAGCAGACGCAATGCTTTGCTTAGTCGATTAGATCAAAATGACCCTGAGTCTTATATGAAGGTTGCTCAAGCCGCTGCTCAAATGGGTGATGCACAGTTTGCTATTGCTATTGCTCAAGAAGGTCGTAAAGCAAAGACTGAGATGGCTCGTGCTACTCAACTTGGTGCTGAAAAGATGACCAATGAGCAACGTAATGCCTTGGCTTATGCAAGTCAGTTTGGCACTCCTGATAGTCAAGCGTTTAAAGATGCATATAAAGAGCGTTTTGACCAACTTACACTCAAAGCTGGACAGGCAAACAAACCTTTTGAATTTGAAGCAAAAGAAGCAAGATTGCAAGAATTGAAATCTAGCTTGCGTGTTTTAGAAAACCAGCCAGTTCAAAACAAAGAAGCGATACAAAGACTTAAAGATAGTATTCAAGCAATTGAGGGTTCTGAAAAACAAGATATACCAAAAATTGGTGTTTCAGAAGCAACAGGAGAAGCTGTCTTTTATGATAGAAATCAAGACCTACAATTTGTAAAGAGGAAAGACCCTAAAGACCCAACTAAACAAATTCGTGTGCCATTTGAAGGAAGAATTGACCAAACAACTTCCAAAGTTAGTGCGTCTGCATCTTCAAAAGGGGCTGATGAAGGCGCTAAAACTATTTCAGAATTAAGTGCCAAACGAGTAGATGCCGCAAAAGTATCAGCAGGTAAAGCTATGGAACAAGCTGGTTTATTGCAAGAACTATTAAAAACACCTCAACCTATTTCTGGTTCTGGCGCACCTGTGCGTGTTGGTGCTTTGCGTGTATTCTCAACATTTGGTCTAACAAGTCCTAAAGATGATGAAGCACTTGGAAATGCTGATAAATTTAATGCCCTTGCAGGGGAGAGAGTTATTTCGTTTATTAAAGCTCTTGGCTCAAACCCTACAGATACAGACCGAGAATTTGCACGCACCATCGGCCCTGCGCTGGAAAAAGGAACAAAAACAAATGCTGACCTTATCAATTTCTTGTTAGAAAGAGCCAGAAAAGTTGTTAAAGATGCAGATGCAATTGAGAATTATTTCTACGATAACAATTATAGTTTGCGTGGTTACAAGTCTCCTTTCATGACCGATTTAGAAACACCTAAATCAATGGCTTCTGATAAACCAGTTAGCCAAATGACAAGACAAGAGTTGTTGGACGAAGAAGCTAGATTATTGGGCAACAAGAAACCATAAGGATTAGTCATGGCAACATTAGCTGAAATTCAAGCAGAACTTCAAAAACGTGGAGTAACAACAACAGACGCAAGCGTTTTAGAGCCAGAAGGAACTTCATATGAGGAGTTCAAAAAGTTTGCTGAATCTGCGTTAAAAGGCCCTGCTAAAGGCATTATTGATATTGTTGGTGGTTATGGTACTTTGTATGATTATCTGAAAAAAAGCAACGACCCAAATGCTTTTTCAGGTACAGGCATATCACAAGCAATTAAAAACCTAACTGGTATAAATCTACAGTCCATAGAAGGCTATAGAGGAGCTTATGAGTTTGGTCGTGCTGGCGCTCCTGCGGCTGCTCTGACTGCTGCTGGATTACCCGGATTATTTAGCCGCACTCCTGCTGGTGTTGCTGGTGAGTTTGGTGTTGCTGGTGGAGCAGGATTGCTTGCTCAAACTGTTGCTCCTGAAAGTCCATTTGCTCAACTTGCCATCCAATCAACACCATATGCGATAAAGGGTGGTGTTACTCAAGCAACAAGAGCTTTTACTAAGCCAGAAGGTGTTTTTCCTCCTGTTGCAGAAGCAACTGAGTTGTCTAGAGTTGGTCGTTTAACGCCCGGAGAACTTGGTTTAAACAGAGAGCAGTTGGCTTTAGAGTCTGCCATTGAAGGCACTCCTGCTAGTGGACAAAAACCTGTTGAATTTAGACAAGCACAAGCCTATGATGTTGAATCATTTTTGACAAACTTGTTTAACAAGGCAAGTGGGAAAACACTAAGCCCATCAGAAACTACTCAAGCTGTTGTGTCTTCATTTAACAACTATGGTAAATCTTTGTCATCTAAATTAAGGTCTGATGCTAGGACTGACTTTAGTGCTGCAAAGAAAGCTGGTGGACTAATTGATACAACTCCTGTTGTGGACGCAATCAAAAGTAAATTGGGCGAAATTCCTCCTGAATTAAAAGGGCAAGACCCAGTAAAAAATGCAATGCAACGTATTATTGATGAATATGTAATTCCTGAAGTGCCTTCGCAAACTATTCCGTCAACTATTCTTGGCCCTACTGGTCAACCAGCATCTGTGAATGTTATTGCTGGAACTCCAGCATCGAACTTAAAAATTGATATTGATCGGCTTCAGAAAAATTTGTCCACATGGGGAGAAGCTGCTTACTCTGGAGAGGCAAACTTTGGAAAAGGAAATATCTTTGACGGAGTTGCGCCGGGACAAGCAAAAGGTATCGCCATAGCTGTTCTGAATGGGTTTAGAAAGTCTTTGGATGAGGCAATTGACAACAATGTTGCTGGTGCTGACCAACTTGTAAAGGCAAGAGATAAATTTAAAGAAAACATTGCTCGCATAGAACAATTTGCGGACAGGCCTTTGACAAAAGAATTTGATGTACCAGATGTTACTGCTCTTGTGTATGAAGATGTTATTTCAAAACTAAAAAGGTTACCGTTATCTCAGCGTCAATTTTTAATTGAGGTCATGGAGAAACATCCAAAAAGTCAAGTAAATGAAGTTTTAAATACCATTCGCAGGGAAAAGTTTAATGATGTATTGACTGCCGCTCAAAGCAAAGGGGCATCTTCAACAGACCCAACTTTTAACATTCAGTCCGCACTCACTGAGTTAGACAATAAAAAAGGTGAGTTTGCTGATTTATTTCCAAATTCAAAAGATGCAGTAGAGACAAGATTGGCGATGAATTGGATGCGTAGGACATTGGCAGGAGAGTCTGCTGGTGGTGTTGGAGGATTGTCTGGAGCGGAAGTGTATGCAGCTACTGGTGCGGCTGGTGGAGGTGCGCCTGCTAGATTGGCTCTAAGAGAGATTGTTCCTTGGCTGCAAAGAGTAGTTGCAAATCCAAAAGATTTTGCTGATGTAATTTTTAACCCAGATTACAGAAAAGCAATGATTGATTTGTCTACTGCTAAAACAACCACAAAGAAGGTTACAAATGCGCTGAAAACACTATCTCAAGGTGCGGCAATTATGGCTGTGAGAGCAGGGCCTATGTTGCAAACAGAGAGCCCAGAAATGCAAACTGAAGTACAACCTCCTTTGCCAACGGATGACAATGTGAGACTTCAAGAAATTCAAGACGCTCTCAAAGCACTTGAAGCTCAATAAGGATACAAAATTGACCCTATCAGCATCTGTTTACTTGCGGCTGGTCTTGTTAAGAACATCCAAGCTGGCTGTGAGCTTTACAAACAAGCTAAAGAGTCTTTTGTGGAGATTAGAGCCACTGCGGATGAAGTTATCGCTATTGGTAGAGAGGTTAAAGGTTTCTGGTCGAAACTTAGCGGTTTCTTTGGCTCTAGTCCCAAGCCTAAAGCTGTTAAACCTGTTGCAAAGGCTAAAAAGTCTGCTTATGTCGCTGTTGACGAAACTCAAGTCAAAGTGGACATTGTTAAGAACCTCACTGAGTTCTTTAAACTTCAAGAACAACTTGCGGCACACATACGAGAAGAAGAAGAAAAGTCTAGAACAGTCTACGACCCAGATCAAAACCACATGGAGGCGGCACTCAAAAGAGTGATGGCACAGCAAGAGATGGACAGGCTTGTTGTCCAGATCAGGGAAACAATGGTCTATCAGAGTCCCCCCGAGATGGGTGCTTTGTACAGTTCAGTTTTTGACATGAAAGAGCTTATTGATGAGGAGCAAGAACAAGCAAGGCTGAAGCAAGAGGCGAAAAAGAGGCAAGAAGTATGGCTACGAAAGGAGGAAGAAAGAAACTTCCAGCTAAAACTAGCGTACCTAGCGGCAACTACTATATTCCTCCTCTACCTGTGGCTGTGGCTTCTCCTACTGAGTCGTTGGGGGAAAGCATAATGGGATGGATAGCTGCTTGTGTGTTGGTGGCCTTGCTCTTGCCTTTAGGTGCGATGCTGTACTTGGACATCCTTGAGGCCAAGCACGAGGTCAAGGAACAGCTTGAGAAGGTAGAGAAATTAAGACGGCAAATTGAACAGGAGAAACGCAAAAATGACAAAACATGACTTTTCTGTAGTGATGCTGACCATTTGTGTTGGTATCCTTTGCGGGTTATTGGCTGGTTGTTCGGATAGATTTCGTTACCCTTGCCAAGACCCGCTGAATTGGGAACTGGATGAATGTAAGCCGCCGATTTGTACCGCTACAGGTACTTGTCCTGATATGTTAGTCAAACCAGAGGAGAAAAAGTAATGGCAACCGTTGGATACAAGCAAAACAACCGTTTGACCGCAGACGAGATCGAGGTCAGAGTATGGGCATTCGTTATCGTGGTCTTGGTGACCATCCTCTTGGCTTCTATGGGTATGTTCCTGTACTCAGTCTCTTTTGTCACTCAACCTATGAATGGTGCTATGGCGGCAATTGACAAGGTTTACACGCAACAGATTAGCACCATCATGGTGTTTATCACTGGTGTGTTGGGTGGTGTAGCGGGTCGTTCTGGTGTCAAGGCTATTGCCAATGCTAGTGCCAAGGCAGAGGCTAATGACAATGATGAGCCACCTGCGCCATGAGCATCTTTAACCCTTGGGTAATCTTAGGGTTTGTCTTGTCTGTAACCATTTCTTTTGGGGGTGGTTACTTCAAGGGCAAGCATGATGAGAATGTCTCTCAACAACTAGAGATTGCTCGTTTAAACGCTATTGCAAGGACAAAAGAGGTTGCTTTGGCAACAGCAGTGACATCAACAGCTACGGCATTAAGGACATCAAATGAGAAAGCAAGACAGATTTCAAAAGAGCGTGATTTGGCTATTGCCTCTGGTGCTTTGCGGTTGCGGCTCCCTGTCAAAACCAGTTGCCCCGTACAAACCTCCTCAGATACCGCCGTTGCCACAGGAGATAGCAGTCAAGAGGGAGGCGAACTTGACGCAACGACTGCTCAAACTCTTATCGCCATCACAGACGATGGAGACGAAGCAATCAGACAACTCACCGCCTGTCAACAAGCCTACGAATCCATCTACGAAACCTTAAAGGAGAAACAATGAACCTGTCAGCCAATTTCACCCTCAAAGAACTCACAAAGTCAGACACTGCTACCCGATTGGGTTTGGACAATACCCCTGATGAACAGGCTTTAGAGAACCTGAAAACCCTTTGCGAGATGGTGTTGCAACCAGTTCGTGAACACTTTGGCAAGTCTGTGACCGTGAACTCTGCCTATCGCAGTCCTGAGTCCAATGCTGCCGTTGGTGGCTCTAAGACTTCTGACCACTGCAAGGGCATGGCGGCTGACATCGAGATTGTTGGTGTTGCCAATGCTGATCTGGCTCAGTGGATTATGGATAACCTTGAGTACACACAGTTGATTTTGGAGTTCTACACTCCGGGCATTCCTGACAGTGGTTGGGTTCATGTGTCTTATGACCCAAATAACCTGAAGAAGCAGGAATTGACTGCCACCAAGGTTGCGGGTAAGACCACCTACTTGAATGGTTTGGTGGCCTAATCGTCTAGGAAAAAGAGCAGGGCGACTACAGCTAGTAGCGTCACTGCTCCTCCCAATGCGAGTACAAGCAAGATGTTGATGACGTTACTCAGCACTCTTGACCTTCCATTCACGTTCATTACGTCCTGATTTTGACTTGACTGTGCGTCCTGTCAACTCAATTAAGTCCATATTGGACAACTCGTTTAAACGTCTTGCAACCTGATTTGAGTCTAATCCGCTATGTTGGGCTATTCCATCCTTACCAAGCGCACCATGAGCCTTTAAACAGTCCACAATGATGCCAAAGTGCTTGGATGCCAAGTCTTTAGCTGAATCTGCTGCTTCAAAGCTGGTAATTGGGTCTGAATTTCTCACTCGACCAAAGATAGGCAAGTCAAAGAACTTCTTTACGCCACCACCAAAATGTATATCGTCTAATTTACTCATCATTCACTCCTGTTTAAAAAGGTGAGGTACTCGTAACACTGGTGCAATTGCCTTGCGTATCGAATGCCAGCATTACTTTCCCTCTTATTCAGTCAGACTCTAAAAAGGAATCGAATCGTCCAGATCATCAAAGCCATCTTTAGGCTTGGCCTTGGCTGGTGCTTGTCCTTGTTCTTCTTTAGGGCTGAGAGCCAGACCCATGAACTTGCCGTTCTTGCCTTCTTTAATCCATGCTGAGAGCCAGTATTCCTGACCATTCACACGCACGTTGCCTTTGTAGTCAGGATGATTGCTTGTTTCTTTCTTGTCATTCTTGAACAAGACACCTGAGTTGTCACGCTGTTCCATATTTACACCTTAATTTCATTGAGTTTTTTAACTTTGTCATCCACTTCCGCAAGAAACTGGATAACCTCTTTTTCGAGTTCTGCAATGTACAAGTCATTGCGCTCGATTCTTTTGATGAACAACTGAAGATGGCTAGGCATCCGTGGGTCAAAACTCACAAAGTCGCACCAACTTCTATCTGCACATCGCATCTGCCACTGCATCTGGTCAAAATATTTCTTTGATGGTTCTTCACCAAGAATTGTGTCAATATGGGTAGCAGTGTTAGGACACTTGATCTCTAGGCATCCATCGTCACCCACCAAGCCATCAGGAGAGGCGGCAGACATAGGAATACTAGGATGGTCAATAGCACCTACCTGATCGACCATATTGCCTGTCTTGGCCTCGTATGCGGCACGAGCAAAGGTTTCGTTCTCAACGCCCCATTCCATCGCAGCATTTGAGTAGGATTCAGCAACAGTCTGAGTCATGCGTTCTACGACCAACTGAGCCATGTAGTTATCTCTACTGGTGCTGTAACCTGCCTTTGTCTTGGCAACAATGTCAGAGATACGAGAAGCAGTAGCCTTCCCCAGTCTTTGTTGATGCCATTCTGGCGAGCCTTGTACGATTTCAGTCATGCTTCTCTCTCTTTCAACATTGCGTCTGCCATTTCATAAGCAAGACCCGCCCAATTGGAATACGAAGCGACTTCACCTCTTGTTGCACATCCAGTGATTGACGCTTGCATAGCCTTTGCCGCAAAGTAATCACGCAAACTCATTTCTGAGTAAATTGGATTTTTTTTATCAGCAGTACGCTTTGCATCTTGCTTTACTGATTCAAATGTGTGATAAGTCATTTCAATGCCCCTTTACGCTTTTCCTTGGCATCAATCACTTTCTTTTGCCAGCCCTTATCAGAGCCGCAAGCAGAGTAAGCAGCAGTGTAGACATTCTTCAGTTCTTCCATGTTGGATGCCGCATCAATAGCCGCTAAGTGGTCAATCATTGTGTTTACATCAATGTCAGAGCCAGATTCACCTTCAGGCAAGTCTTCTCCAGCATAGATATACAAGCCCAAACCATGCAGAGACAAAGCCTTAGTCATGCACCGCATGATGGCAGTGTTGACAGCAAATGCGTCAGGGTTGAGGATTGCTTTGTTACGAAAGTCCATCACTGGAAGTTGGCAAGTCATTGGTTTGCCAAACATAGTGACTGTGACGAACACCATTGCAGTGCCGTTTACGTCCATGAAGCACTTGTCACCAAACATCTCGACTTTGTAAGATGCGTTTCCATCGGCTTTTAGCGCTTCAGCCCATGCCCATGCCCACGAGAGGTAGGTAAGGTTGGCTTTTTTCTCTGTGTGGTCGTTAACATTCTTTGCCAACAACTCTTTTATAAGAACCTGTCTATCTATTAAAGATGGATTGAGAATCACAGTTTCTTTTTCGTATAAACGGTCACGCTTGTTAGTTGTTTCAATCATCATTCACTCCTATATACGCCATCTAAAATATCTTTTGTTTCTTGAGCAACCATCCACATTGCTAGATGTGTCAGGTCGGCATGGATTTGGGCTATGTCGTTACTGTATCCTTCGTATTTTTTGTGAAGGCACTTGTCCGACAACTTCTTCGTGTTCTGCTCGATTCGTATGAGCAGTGGTGCATAGTCGATCATCATTAACTCCTGTTTGTTTAAACTTCTTCCACGTTTCCGCAACATTGGTTTGTGCGGCATTCACATACCCAAATTCTGGGTTGGTGATCGGTTTGGATGGCAGCGCAACGCTTTGATATTTCCCAACGTATGCCATCTTCTTAGCCCTCTTTTCTCGCAATTTCCGCTGCGATTTCATGTTGACTATCGGTGTCCAAATCTGAAAATAGGACAAAGTGGTTTTCACCGCAACAAGACACGACTCCCATGCGTGGCTCAATGCAATAAGCACAGTATTCTTCATTTGAGTGTTCCTCAATAATTCTTTCAAGGTTGAGCTTGGTTTTCATTACTGGCCTCGCTTGTGGTAGGGATTGATTGTAGGGATTGCACCTTGTTCTTGTTTGAGTTGTTCTTGCAGTCTCTCCATGCGGTAGTAGCGCCACAAGTTAAGTTCTTCCTCGTCATCAACCCAAGGTGTTGTTGGCAGTTCTAAAGAGATTTCAGCCATACGCTGTGCTTTGAGTTCGACTCTGGCTCGCACCATGTCTGCAACATCTGCCCATGCGTTACAAAGGATGGCTTCAAGGATGGCTTTGCTATCGCAAATTGCATCTGCTACATCATCAGGTGTGAAGTCTTGCAGTGCTGCCCATGTCTCGTGCTTAATATCAATCATCATTCACTCCTGTTAAAAACCTATCAATGCGTGTATTCTGTCAGACATTATTGTAATTGACCATAGGGATTTCCCTAGTGCAGTTGTGTATTTCAGACAGTCGTTTGTTAGTGAACACTTTCCCGCATTTCAAGCACAGCCATGCAATTCCTTGGTCAACGGTGGTTTGTCTGTTGCCGTGGAGTCCTTTTGTGCGACCATAAAAAGTGCGGATTTGTTGAATCAACTGTTTCTCTCCTTGAGTTTGTCAAAACAATGCCAGCACATATAACTGTGCTTTTTTGTTGACCACCACACAAACGACACAGGACTGTTGTTGAATCTGTTCTTTAAGCACTTAGGACATTGTTTTATTTTCATGTGTTCACCCTTGGTGGGGTGCAGGTGTGAATGTCGTTTGTGCGTTTGCCGCATCGTGGGCAGAAGTTCTGCTCTGTGCGCTGTGGGTGGGTAGGGTAGTTGATGGGTTGCCGTATTTCAACTACGTCTCCACGATCAGCATAAACAGCCCCAGTACTGAAGTTTTTTCGGGTGTAAACAATTTTGTCGGTGTACGCCATACCTACTAGCAACCACGCAAAAGGTGCGTTGCCGTCGTAGGCGTAATCGCACTCCTCAATCGCGCCACAAAACTTAAAGGCACGGTAATACTCTTGACCTTTGCGGAGTACGCGCAACACATCGCCTTTTTTAAGGAGTTTCAGATCGCCAGCATCACTCCATTTATATGCAACAGGCTCTTGCTCAATCTCTTGACCCAACCTCTGCACTTCATACATGGCGTGTTCTCCGATGGCTTCTTTGATGGCGGTGATGGCTTGTTTGGCTTTGCAGCTTTCAGAGTGCGGATTGTAAGAAAGCACATCGCAACAAGCCCTGCGCCCAATGTCATCTTGTTCATTGTCGTACTTGATAACGTCTACAAAATCTTCCAACGCCCCAAGCGCCAGTTTCATTGCTTCGTCTTTCATGTGTTCCCCCTTGCGCGGATTTCTGCGGCCAATGTAAGCGCCGCCCACTGAGAGTCACTGTGTATGTCATCAGGGTCTTTACCCCCAACAACACGGTCACACACCTTTGCACAGGCTTCACGTTCTTTGGCGGCTACCAGTTTGGCAAACTCTATAAGCGCCTCGGTATAAATGCCATCAATAAACGGACGCATTCCAATCAACTTGCATTCTTGTGCCATTTCAATGATTTCATCTTGTGTCATTTCAATCCCCTGATGTAAATAGCAAAGCTGTGCAATGTGTCTTTGCCAAACCCTTCCATCTTCAATATGGCATCAGCCACTTCATCAATCACTGTGTCTCGGTAGGGGTTCAAAGACTCCACCCGCTGCTTCAACTGCCCTATCTCTTGTTCAACAACTTCAACCCTAGATTCAATCTGACGTTTACGCCAGATACTTTGAGCAGAATCGTTCATGCTTTTTCCTTTTGGCTTTCTTCATGTTTAAACAGGCTTTCTCTGCCGACCTAGCCTTACCCTTCTCTCGTATCTCTTGAGGGCTTAAAGGCTCTGTACGAGGCTCTGTATGGATAAAGATGCTAATGGACAAGACCACCAGCAACAATATCCTGATAAACGCTTCTGCGTAGGTCATAGTGACTTGGCATATTTGCGAGCAATGCGTTCACACTCGTCTTCTTCTGCGCCAGACAATTCGTTGCGAACGTCCTTGCCAGTCTCGTCTTGGGCTTCCCACTCAAAGTCAAGATAATTGGTAGCTACGTCATAGTCGTACCAAGTCAAAACAACAGTGACATCTTTCTCTAATTCTTCGCTGTAAAAGTTTTCAATGATTTCCATGTTGACACCTCTCAAGTTGTTGGAATCTGTATTGTCAGACAGAATGATTGTGATGGTATAGGGACTTTCCCTTATTGTCAAACTGTATGACGCTATACAATCCTAGCACTA